AAGGCCAAGAGCACCGAGCGAGTGGACGGCGTGGTTAGCCTCGTGATGGCGTGTGGCGTTCACATGGGCGAGAGCATGAAGCCCGCCGACCTGCCCGAAATCTCCTTCTGGTGAGCCGCATGGAAGCGACCGCAGCGAAGCCCGAGATCAAGTGGCTCGAGACCCGGCTAAGCCGGTGGGATGACCTCGTGGCCTTCGGTGCCGACCAGGGCGTGCGGGTCACGCCAGAGACCGCCATGAAGACGGGCGTGTACTTCGCCTGTGCCCGCATCGTGGCCGAGACCGTCGCCAGTTGCCCGCTGCATCTGTACCGCCGTCTGGACGATCACAACAGCGAGCGGGCGGTCGACATCCCGCTGTATCGCGTGCTGGCCCGCCGGCCCAACTCGTGGCAGACCCGCTACGAGTGGGTTGAGCAGATGTGCCTGCACCTCGGCTTCTACGGCTCGGCCTACAACCTGAAGGTGCCCGGCGATCGCGGCAGCGTGTCGGAGTTGCAGCCGCTGCATGCGGACTGCATGGACCGCCGCAAGAGCCACGAAGACCCGTACGTGTACCGCGAGCCGGGCACGGGCAGGCAGATCATCTACCGGCCCGACCAGATCATGCACGTCCGCTGGCTGAGCACGGACGGCATCAACGGCGAGGTGCCGGTCGAGCTCGGCAAGGACGCCATCAACCTCGCCCGGTCGCTGGAGAAGTACGCCAGCACGTTCTATGCGAACAACGCTCAACCCGGCATCATCCTGCACACCGACCAGGCGTTGCCGCGTGAGGTCCGCGAGCAGCTGCGTGACCAGTGGAACAACCGCCACGCCGGGCCGGGCAAGGCCGGGCAGACGGCGATCCTGAGCAACGGGCTTAAGGCCGACACCATATCGGCCACGAACCAGGAGAGCCAACTGGCCGAGCTCTGGCTGCAGGCGTTGCTCGCCGTGTGCCGCATCTGGCGGATGCCGCCCCACATGGTGCAGGAGTTGGGCCGAGCTACGTGGGGCAACCTGGCGAGCGAAATGGTGTCTTTTGAGAAGTTCACCATCCAGCCGTGGCTGCGTCGCATCGAGGGTGCCATCGAGCGGGACATCATCGGCGACCAAGACGACCTGTACGCCGAGTTCCTCGTTGAGGGCCTGTTGCGAAGCGACATCACGACCCGCTACCAGGCGTACGAGGTGGCGTTGCGGAATAAGTGGATGACGGTCGATGAGGTCCGCAGGCGCGAGAACCTCGGGCCGCTGCCCGTCAACCCAGGCGACTCGGTAGGCGAAGTCGAGGATACGCCTGGCGACATGGTTGAGGACGTGGTCGAAGAAGAAGACGGAACTAGCGACACGTCCGAGGTGCAGGCCGATGGCTGACCTGACGCCCACCGAAGCGATGGCGTCCGCTGCCAGCCGCGGTCTGCGGCTGCACGAGGACGGAAAGAGCGGCGACGGGCTCAAGCCAGAGACCGTACGTCGGGCCAACATCATCGCCGAGCGTCAGGAGTTGACCGAGGATCACGTACGCGAGATGAACGCCTGGTTCGCCAGGCACGAGGCCGACCGGCGGCCTGGCTGGGACGATGCCGGCGAGGAGACGCCCGGCTTTGTGGCGTGGCTTTTGTGGGGCGGCGACCCGGCGCGTGATTGGTCAGAACGCAAGGTGGCAGAACTGGACCGCGAGCAGGACAGGAGCACAGTCATGGACGGCATCATCGAGCGACGCGACGTGGAGTTTGAGACCGAGGACGAGATCGTCGTGGAGACACGTGCCGATGGGCGGCCCGTCATCCGCGGGTATGCCGTGGTCTACGGCCGCCTGTCGGTTGACTTGGGCGGGTTCCGCGAGCGGATCATGCCAGGTGCGTTCGACAAGGTGCTCAATCGACAGCGTGGCCGCACAGACCTCGTGTCGTACTTCAACCACGACGCCAACATCATGCTGGGCCGCGAGTCGAGCGGCACGCTCAAGGTGTGGTCCGACGAGAAGGGCGTGGGCTTTGAGGTGATTCCGCCGGCCACGCGAGCCGACATCATCGAACTGGTGCAACGCCGGGACGTGAAGGGGGCTTCGTTTACGTTCTCCATCGAGAAGGGCGGAGAGGCTTTCGTCACCGACGAGACCGGCCGGGCCATCCGCGAGGTGCGGGCGGCCAATCTCTACGAGATGGGGCCGGTGGTGCAGCCGGCGTACCCATCCACCACCGCACAAGTGGCCATGCGTTCGTACGAGGCTTGGCTTGCGTCGCAAGTTAGCCTGCCTGAGGCGACGCCACACGTTGTCGGTCCTGACATCGTCGCGGCGTCCACGCGGCTGAAAGCCGCTCGTCTCAGGAGTTTCTTGCGTGGCAAAGCCAGGTGATCTCTGCCCGAAGTGCAGCAAGGGACGCATTCGTACGCGGTCCAGCGTGCAGGCCGGCGAGCATTCGCAGGTGCGTTATCTGGAGTGCCAGTGCTGCGATTATCGCGGCAAGCTCATCGTGCCGGCCGAGTACATCTGCCGCCGGTCATTTGTAAATACAAACGCACAGCGAGGCTGAGCGGCGTTTGTCCCGTAGGGTGAACGACAGACACGGATCTGTCACCCGCTACGGGAGTGCCAAGGATGGCCGCTTCGCTCAACAAGCTCCAGGATCGTGCCGCTGCTGTGGCGGCCATGCTCGACGACCTCTCCAAGGTCGAGGATCGCTCGGAGGCCCAGGCGGCCGAGCTCGAGAAGCTGACCGCGGAGGCGGCCGACCTCGAGGAGCGTCTCGCCCGCGAGACCGCCATCGCCGAAAAGATCGCGTCGCTGCGTGCGAAGGTTGCGGCCACCGCCAAGCCCGTCGCCCTCGAGGCGGCCGAGGCTCCGGCGACCCGGAAGGCCCCGCACGTCGGCCGGCTCCGCTCGTTCCGCTCTGCGGACGATGCCGAGATCTGCGGCCGGTGGCTCAAGGGCTACCTGCTCGGCCGCACGGAAGACCGTGCCTGGTACGAGCGGAACGTCGAGAGCCGCGCCCTGTCGAGCAACGACAACAGCAAGGGCGGCGTGTTCGTCCCCGAGACCTTCGCGGCCACGGTCATCCGCCTGGTCGACGAGTACTCGGCGATCCCGCAGCAGGCCAACGTGGTGCCGATGTCGAGCAACACGCTCTACATCGCCCGCAGGACCGGCGGCAACGCGGCCTACTTCGTGTCGGACAATACGGAGTCGACCGCGTCCGACATGGCGACCGACAACGTGATGCTGTCCGCCAAGGATTGCCGCGTTGCCACCCGCGTCCCCAACTCGCTGATTGAAGACTCGGCGATCAACCTGGCTGACCTTGTCGCCCAAGAGTTCGCCCTGGCCCTGTCGAAGAAGATCGATGACGCTGGCTTCGCTGGTGACGGCACCAGCACCCACGGCGGCATCCGCGGCATCCAGTGGCGGTTCGAGAACGAGTCGCTGGCTGGCGAGAACGACTCTGGCGAATCGTCCCTGTCGGCCCTCACCATCGACGACTTTGCTGAGACCATCGGCAAGCTGCCCAGCTACGCCCTCCCGGGTGCGGCTTGGTACGTGACGCCGCAGGTGTGGAGCACCTGCATGCTGCCCCTTCTCCTCCACAGCGGTGCCTCTGGTGCCGAGGTGGCTGGCGGCGTCGGCAACACCCGCTTCATGGGCTACCCGGTGCTGTTCAACAACAGCATGCGGACGGCTCCGACGAGCGATCAGGTCATCGCCCTCTTCGGCCAGCTGCGGCTGGCGACCCACTTCGGCCTGCGTCAGCAGATTGCGGTGCGGTCGAGCGTCGAGCGCTACATCGAGTTCGATCAGACCTACTTCCAGGCCATGTGCCGCTTCGATGTCGTGACCAGCGACATCGGCGACAGCACGACGGCTGGCCCGGTCGTGTCGCTCCGGCTGTGAAACTAACCCAGGCTCCGAAACAGACTCTCAAGAACTAGGAGAACGTAGAACCATGGACCCTGTCGCCAACACCAAGAGCGTCGTGAGCCTGTCCCTTGCCGCTGGCGTTGCCTCGGCCGGCACGCACACGGTGGCCATCGACTGCCTCGGGTACGACTCCGTGAGCATCGACGTGGGCTACCGCTCGATCGTGCACACGTCGGCCCCGAGCGTTGTGACCGTGCAGCACTCCGACACGGACGGCAGCTACGGTGCCATCAGCGGCCTGGCGCAGAACACCGACTACACGGTCGGTGGTGTGGCGAACACGGCGACGGTCAACGTCACGCGGTTCGACCTGTGCACGAAGGATCTCAAGCGGTACCTGCAGGTCTCCGTGACTCCCTCTGCGTCGGCTTCCAGCAACGCGACCAACAACGCGGTCGTGGTCGCTGCCCGGCTCGGCAAGGGCGAGAGCGGCGTCAACTCGGCTGGTGACGCTAATGTCACGACTCTCGTCGTGAAGTGATCTGACGACAACTCCACCACAGGAGGATGCCGTGGGCGCGGCGTCACCGGTGGCGGGCATTAAGCCCGCTATCCTCAACACAGGCTCCGGGCCGGTGCGTGTGCACTGCGCCATGTCGGTGCCTCGGCTTGGCTGGCAGGACCACATGTTCTGCTGGCCGCGGGGCCTGATCCCCTATGGCATCTCTCCTGTAAGGCTAGAGGGTGCCTTCTGGGGGCAGTGCCTCGAGCGGGTACTGACCGACTTGGTTGAGGCCGACACCGACGAATCGCAGCCGCCGCTGTGGATTCTGACGCTCGACTACGACAGCATCTTCCAGGCAGACGCCGTGCCCCGCCTGCTCACGTACGCCGTCGGCAGTGGCTACGACTTCGTGGCCGCCGTGCAGATGAAACGCCGCACGGACGAGCCCTTGTTCACGATGGTGGGCAAAGAGGGCGAGCGGCTGGCCGAGGTGACGCGAGACACGTTCATCGTGGACAACGTCATCCAAGCCAACACGGCCCACTTCGGATTTACGATGCTGAAGGCATCGGCACTGAAGAAGATGCCGCACCCGTGGTTCATCGGAAAGCCTGGCCTGAATGGCCGCTGGGACGAGGGCCGGATCGACGATGACATCGCGTTCTGGCTGACGGCCCAGAAGGCAGGACTCAAGATTGGCGTGTGTCCGCGGGTGGTGCTTGGGCACGCCGAGGTGTGGATCAAATGGCCCGACCGCAACATGCAGAGCCTGCTGCAGCACCCAGGGGACTTCTGGGACAGGGGCGGGCAGCCGCCGGAGAACGTGTGGCAATGAGCGTTGAGACAGCCAAGGTGCGATTCACGCGGCCCTACATGGCGTACAAGGCCGGGCAGGTGGCCACGGTCACGAAGGGCGTTGCCCACAGCCTCGCGAGGTTCGGCAGGGCCGAGCTCGTCCGCGAGCCGCAGATGGAGTTCGCCACGGCTCCCGAGCCAGCCGGCCTGGAGCTCGCCATCGCCCCGGCTGCCAAGGCCGCCAAGCGTGGCCGGAGGAAGAAGCAGCCATGAGCCTGTTCTACCGGGGTCACATCGCCAGCCAGTACCGGTCGCTCGTTGTCAGCACGGCCAGCGGCGTCAACGACCGTGCGGTCAGCGTCTCGGATGCCAAGGACCACCTGCGGATCGTCGACTTCACGGACGACGACACGTACATCGGCATCTTGATCGACGCCGCCACGACGTGGTGTGAAGACTATTGCGACCGCACATTTGCGGACAAAGCGTACACCGTGGCGTTCGATGACTTTTTCGGTTCTCGCATCGAGCTTCCGCGCCCGCCGGTGCGGCTGAACTCAACGAGCTCGAGCGCCACGGTGACTGTCAACTACGTGGACACCTCGGGCACCACGCAGACATTGACGTGGGCGCAGTCTGGAACGCAGCAGTTCCGC